GGGCTCGACCGTGAGCGCATGGCCCAGTTGTTGCTCGGGGTGTACTCGCAGACCGGTGACCCGATCCTCGACGATCACATCGAGCGGATGCGGTTGATCAGCGCCAGCCAGCGTCGCCTGGTGATCGAGCTGGTCGCCTCGATGGCGTTGCTGCCGGTCGGCTAGTCGAACAGAGCGCGTTGCATGGCGTCGGCCGCCGAACGGAACGCCGGCGCCTGCAGGTGGGTGTAGATGTCGGCGGTGACGCTGATGTGCGAGTGGCCGAGCAGCTCCTGGATCACCTTGAGCGGGACGCCTTCGGCGATGAGGATCGACGCCGCCGAGTGTCGTAGTCCGTGGGGTGTCCAATGGCCGACGCCGGCCTCGTCGGCGAGTTCCTTGACGAGTCGGCTGACGGTGTCGGGGTTGCGCCAGTCACCGGTTTCGGTGGTGAACACCATGTCGTCGAAGTTGCAGTCCCATGCCCAAATCCCGTTGAAGGCGAGGCGCTGGGCGGCCTGTCGGGCGCGGTGGCGTTCGAGGACGCGGACGATTTCGGCGGGCACGTCGAGGGTCCGTTCGGATCCGGCCTTGGCGCCTTCGAAGTAGTGGCGGCCGTGTCCGTCGTCGGTGACCGCTCCCATCACGGTGAGTCGGGGGTCGGGGCCAGTGAGGTTGAGGTCGCGCCAGCGGAGTCCGAGTGTTTCGCCGCGGCGCAGGCCGAGGCCGAGCATGACGACGACGAGCGCCTCTTCGCCGGCTTCGCGGGCCGTGGCGACGAGGGCTTTGGCCTGGTCGACGCTGAGCGTCGTCTTCACCGACCGGTTCTGGGGGACGCCCTTGACGCGGGTCGCCACGTTGTGGGTGACGAGTTCGTCGTGCTCGGCGGTTTTGAGGGCTCGTCGCAGGATCTTGAGGGCGAGGCTGCGGGTCGCGGGGGACTTGCCGGCGGCGTCCATCGTGTTGAGCATGCGGCGTATGTCGGCGGGGGCGAGGTTGCGGAGGGTGGTGCGTCCGATGGTCGGGTCGACGTGGCGGCGGATCATCGACGCGTAGTTGGCGATCGTCTGGGACTTGATGCCTTCGGAGGGGAGCACCTCGTCGAGCCAGTAGGTGAGGAACTGCGACAGGGTCGGTGACACCGGCAACGACGGGGCGGCTTCGGCGACGGCGCGCAGTTCGGCCATGCGTTCCTCGACCTCGGCTTGGGTGCGGGCTGACACGGTGCGGCGGCGCATCTTGCCGTGATTGTCGTAGACGCTGATCTGGCCCATGTACCGCTTGCGGTCCTCGTCCCACCAGATCGAGCCCTGCCCGTTGGCTCTGCGGCGCCGGGCGGGCTTGCGACTGTTAGCAGTAGCGGGGGGCCGTTTTTGTTGGTAGTTCTGTGAGCAACCGGGTTTTGCGGGCATGTGCGACAGTATGCAGACACCTGCAGGGAAATGGCAACCTACCTGGGGTGATGCACCCCGCACCGGTCTGCATCAGTTCGCACGATGGATCACTGGGGGACAAACGGTTCCGACCGCGAAACCCCAGGTAGATGGCCTAGAGCAGAGGAGCAGTTAGCAACCGAGTTAGCAACGGGCTGTGGCGCAGTTTGGTAGCGCACCTGGCTGGGGGCCAGGGGGTCGCAGGTTCGAGTCCTGTCAGCCCGACGATTAGTCGAACGCCGTCCACTGTTCGGGTGGTTCCCACACGTTGGCGTCGATGTTGCTCTGCCAGTTCTGCCCGTTGTGGGTCACCTCGTCGCCCATGTTGTAGGCGTCGTGGGCGCCGGTCGGCTGCACCCACTGCGGCAGGCCCGTCGACGGCTGGTCGTGCCAGCCGGAGACGCCGGGTTCCCACACGTTGGGGACGCCTTCGGTGACGTTGACCCACAGCCGCCCTTCGTGCCAGACGACTTCGCCGCCGTTGTACGGCCAGTTGCCTTCGTTGTCGGGGACGGGTTCGGCCCATTGTGCGGCGAACAGTTGGGGGAGGTTGTCGCCGTAGCCCATCGCGATGCCGGCGTAGGCGACCTCGGACGGCCCGGCATAGGGGTCGGATGTTTCGACCCAGTCGCCGCCGAGTTGCTCGAGGACCCAGTCGAGGTCGTCGGCGACGATGACGCGTAGGACGATGCCGGCGGCGTCGAGCTCGGCGTAGTAGCTCACACCGGGTACCTGACGATCACGACACCGCTACCACCGGTGCCGCCGAGGATCGCCGTCGTCGCCGAGGCGCCGCCGCCACCGCCACCGGTGTTCGCTGTGCCTGCGATACCGGGCGTGCCCGCTGCCCCGGTGCCGGGGGCGCCACCACCGGCACCCCCGGCACCGCCGGGCGCGGCGCCACGCTGGGCACCACCGCCACCTCCGGCGTAGAACGTGCCGGAACCGGTCGGCCATTGCAGACCGGCACCACCGGCACCGGGGACGGCGAGTGTGGTGTCGCCGGTCGAGTTGCCACCGAGGGCGCCGGCACCGCCGCCACCGGCTCCGGCCTGACCGGCCGCGGTGGTCGTCGACTTCGTCCCGTTGCCACCGTTGAATCCTTGTGACCCGGTGCCACCGGGCCATGATCCGGTGCCGGTCGCTGCGGCGTGGTCGGCGCCACCGCCACCGGACCCGCCTGACCGGCCGGGGAACGTCCCCGTCGTTGCACAACCTCCACCGCCGCCACCGGTCGCGGACACGGCGCCGAGCGTCGTGGCTGTGCCGTCACCACCCTGCGTGTCGGACGCACCCGTGCCGCCGGCACCACCGGCGCCGATGACAACGGTCTGAGAGGCCGACAGGGAGGCGCTGGCGGCGACGTAGCCGCCGGCCCCGCCACCACCACCGGCACGACGCGCAGCGCCACCACCGCCCCCGGCGACGACGAGGTAGTCGACGTTGACCGGGCCGGCACCGACGAGGGTGAGCGTGCCTGAGCTGTTGAACGTGTGGTATCGGTAGCCGCCGGCGACGGTTTCGGTGCCGCCCGTGAAGTAGGACCCGGCCGGCGGTTTGTTGTACTCGTCGGCGGTGACACCGACCATCAACGGCATCTAGACCAGATCCCCGTGCAGATCCCAGGTGTCGGTGGCGACCTTGATCAACGTCCATCCGGAGCCTGCCCCGACTGTGACGAGGGTGCGGGCCTTGACGATGGTGACGCCGGCCCCGGCGGCGATCGTCGACTTGGTGGTGGTCGAGGTGCCGTCGATCTGCGTCCCGATCGGGAACGCGACCGAGCTGTTGGGTGGGACCGTGTACGTCGGGTTCGTCCCGGTCAGCCGGACGTAGGCGAGGGCGTCACCGATGACCGCGGTGACGGCGGTGCCGCTGTAGGTGTTGATGATGCGTGGGCCGACGGCGCCGTGGATCGAGGTGGGGGCACCCCAGCCGCCGGTCGTCTTCGGCCCGTAGATCTGCCAGGTCGCCGAGTTGAGGTAGAAGTCGCCGTTGTATCCGAGGCCGGCGGCTGGGGCGGTGACGCCTGAGAGGAGGACGCCGCCTTCGTCGGTGATGATGTAGATGGTGTCGGGGTCGGGTGGTGTGAGGGCCAGCCATTCGGCGCGGGTCAACGACACGGTGTCGGGCGGTGGGCCGGTGGCGCCAGGGTCGCCCGTCGCTCCTGGCGGCCCACCGGGACCGACCGGACCGGTCGGGCCGGGACCGCCAACGAAGATCGTCTCCCAGTTGTTCGCGTCGGCCGGATCGCCGGTGCCCTTGTACTCCTTCAGAACAGTCATCCGGTCACCTTCGTTCTCAGGACGTGGTCGTGTTTGTCGCCGATGTAGGCGTAGTCCCCGTACACCGCGAACGTTTCGGTGGAGTCGACGTTGGTTTGGAACCGTTGCGTCCAGGTCACGAGGTCGGTGCTGCTGTGGAAACCGCCTTCACTGTCGAGCATCCACGCCGTGTCGTCGGCGGTCACGTAGATGTCCCTGACCTGCGGTACGGGGGCGCCACCTCCGGGTGAGACGAGGGTGTAACGCGTCGTGATGCTGGTCCCGTCGAAGGACTTCACCACTGGTCCGTCGCCAACCAACATCAACGTCTTCCATGGGGCGACGACGCTGGCGTATGTGAACTCGACGGCGGTGGGCAGGAACGTGAACGCCGTCTCATCCCAGTAACACAGCTTGTGGTTCTGGTAGGCGGGGACACCGAACAATTCTGCGGCGGGCTGAATCCACAGCTTGCCCTGATAGGCGAACATGGCACTGGGTGAATAGGCCACGAAGGTGGGGTCACCCCAGACGAATTGTCCGTCGCTGCCTGTCGGGGTGGTGCAACGCCACACTGTTCCGGTGTTGCCGTTGACGCCACGTTGACCGGCGATCCAGGTGTAGCCGCCGTGACGGGCGATGTGGTTGGGGTGCGTCATGCCGCCGTCGTTGCCGGTGTGGGGAAAGCATTCGCCGCTGACCCATGACCCGCCGGGGTTGCCGGTGCAGAACGCGGACGGGCCTTGTTCGCCGTAGCACCACAACTTGCCTTCGGCGTGGTGGTATTTGATCATGCCGAACGCCTGGAAGGTGTGCGCGGGTGCAGGGTCCCAGGTGCCGTCGAGGTTCATGGGCCAGATGTGGACCGGGGCTGTGTTGACGTTGGCGGTGCCGTACCCGGTGTACAGCTTTGGGGTGCCGTCGAGGTCCGACACGATGAACCCTCTGATCCAGTGGACGGGTTCTGAGCCCGGCCCGGTCGGCGGTGGACGTTGTGTCGACCCTGGGTGAGGTGTTCCGAACGGTTCGAACACACCGATGGCCGGTTCGGGCCAGCGGCGTGCCGCCCCGTAGTACAGGGCGCCACCCTGGACGGCGCCCAATGCGACCCGGTCGCGTCGGGTGAGTGTGCCCACTACGGGATGTTCCCGAGACGGACGACGTTGAGCTGCCACTTCGCGGCGTTGGTGCCTGCCGCTGCGGCGGCGTGGGTCATCTGTACGAGGAACCACGGACCCGTATAGCCGGGGAGTCCGGGGTGTGTACTGCCCATGGTGTTCTGCAACGCGGCGACACCGGATGTCGAAGCGAACCAGGCGCCGCCCTGGCCCACCACGGGGGCACCGGAATGGAGTGTGACGATGTCGGTTTCGGTGCCGTACTGGTATGCACCCTGGACCTTCCCCGTCCAGTACTGGTCGGGTGCGTTGAAGTTGAGGGTGAAGCTGTAGACGCCGGGCGGGACGCCGACCATGGTGCCGTCGGCGCTATAGATCCACCCTTCCGGCAGCGGGGTCGCGGTGCCGTGAAGCGGGTTCGTGTAACTGATCGTGATCGTCGTGCCTTTGGCGACGGACACTCCGAGGAAGACGGAGGTGAACTGGGCGAAGACGTCGCTGACGCCTCCGCCGCCGCCGGCGGTGCCTTCTTCGTCGGTGTCGCCCCACAGGACGTCGGTGGTTGGTGGCGGGTCGGGGGACAGGACGATGCCGGGGTCGCCGGGAGGTCCTGGCGCACCAGGGGCGCCGCCGACCTGGCCGACGTTGATGACGGTGGGCGCGTCATCCACGCCTTCGACGACGACGACATCGGGCGGGTTCATCGGACGAGCCTTCCGGGCGGCAGAGAATCGGTGACGTCGGCGAGCACGGTGACGTTGCCGGCCAGCGGGGTCAGGACGTCACCGTCAACGGTTGTGACCTGCACATCCCACACACCTTTCACGGGACACGTGACGAACATGTCCGGTCGCATCATCAGGTCGATGATGTTCGGCAACGTGACGATCACCTCGAGGTCGACGATGGTGGTGCCGGCCGACTTGTTACGGATCTGTGCCGCGACCGTCGACCCGGTCAGGTCATACGGCATCTCCTGGTCGTCGTCTTCCCACAGCACGACACGCCACGGGTGGGTGTCACCCCGGTACATCTCCAGGTCATAGCGGCCGGGGATCATGGGGCCTCCTTGTCGTGTCGGTCGCGGAGGTCGCCGAAGAAAGCGGCGAGCAGCTTGGCGACGCGGATCGTGGCGAACGCGCCGAGCGTGGCACCCGCGATGAAAGCGCCCGCAGCGGTGACGACGTCCCAATCCACATCACAACTCCTAGAGCAAGAAGAACGCGAAGGCGGTGGCGGCGACGGCGAGGGCGAGGGCGACGCCGGCCCAACGGGCCAACGGCCAGACCGGTCGGCTGTCGACGCCGGTCGTCGCCGTTGTCGGCCAGTAGGAGGCCGCGGCGATGACCGCCAGCACGGTCGCTACCAGGAACCAGATGTCGGACCAGTTGTATTCGGCGTTGACCAGTCCGTCGTCGACGGCGTACAGGGTGTTCATGAGGACTCCAAGATCTTGGCGGAACGGTCGGCGGCGAGGCGGGCCTGGTACATGCCGGATCGCATGATGTCGCCGGCTTCGTTCATCTCGCTGGTGGTGATGTCGCCGAGCATGTATTGCCAGGTGAGTTGGGCGGATCGTTTGGCGATGCGTTCGATGTCGTCGTCGGTCACTTCGTCCTCCTCGGGAGGTGGTTCGGGTTCGGGTGGCGGGGTGGCGCCCGTGGCGCGGCGGTTCGCTTCGACGACGACGTCGGACTGATCCCAGGTGCCGGAGCTCGTCGAGCTGGCCGGCTGCCATGACCCAGCCACAGCGGCGGCTGTGGCCGGATCGATCTTCCGGTCTTCGGCCCACGTCTGATGATTGAAGATGTCCGATGGCAGGTTCCCGAAACGGCGGTTGAGTTCGTTGGAGATGGCGAAGTAGGCGTCGATCTGGACGGCCGGCCACTGTTCCCCGGTGCCGGCGTTCGCGGCCTCAATGGCCCACGTCCTCGAGTTGGCTCCGTCGAGCGGGACCGTGCCCCGCGACAGGGTGAGCGGCCCGCCCTTGCCGGCCGTGTTCGCCGCACCCGCGGCGCCCAACCAGGCCGACCCGTCGCGGGCTAACAGCATGTTGCCGATGGGGGCGTCCTCGGCGTTCAGGAACATGTAGTTGGTGTCGTTCGTCGGTGTCGTGTTGGACGCCGTGTGGTGCCACTGCACTCCGAGCGGTGGAGCTGCGAACCCTCCGCTTGACCGAGCCCGCGTCTTCCACCCGTCCACCTCGACCACGGTGATACCGATGGCCCGCAACCAGTCGGCGGCGTCGACGTAGTAGATGCTCATCGCAGGTTCCCTGAACGCTTCAGCCAGGCGAGCAGGAGACGTATCGCTTCGAGGCGACGGAGCCGGGTGCCGGCCGTCAGATGTTCCCAGTCCTCGCCGGTGTACTCGGCCAGTTTGCGGGCCACCTGCTCAGGGTCGGGCGGTGCCGTCGGGTCGTAGGCGTCATCCTCGTCGTAGTCACCGAACCCGCTCATCGGAACCACACCGCCGCCGAGATCCTCGAGCTCGTGTTGGCGCGCAACGTCCCGGTACCGGCGACGCGGCGGGCACCGATCAGGACGGACGGTCCGCCGAGTCCTGTCGCTGCGGCTGTGAGAACGAACGACGTGGACGTGAGATTGCCTGCTGCGAGGAACCCGATCGCGCCGTGATCCACGCCGCCGTAGCTGCCGCCGTTCATCGTCGCCGTCAGCGAGTAGATGCAGTCGGCGGTGACTGCCTGGACGTTGCTGACGTTGACCTGGATGATGACCTGTGTCGCCCATGACGGCACGGTGCCGACGGACGGGATCGTCATCCACGTCACGTATGAGGTGGTGGTGGTGGCGTCGGTTGTTGCGCCGGCGACAACTCCGGAGAACGGGCCGCCCTGTGACTGGCGGGTGCCGACCAGGACGTCGATGCGGTCCAGGTTCGCCCTGATGTTGTTCAGGTGGGTCGAGGTGATCAGCTCGCCGGGGTTGACCACTACGACGTTCGGACTGAGTGCCATAGGTTTCTCCTAGCCCGTCCGGGCGTAACGGTCGGTGTTGTAGTAGGCGTCGTCGTAGACGGCGTTGCTCGCCTCGGTGTACGGGGCGGCGTCGTCGAGTGACAATTTGGCGATCCACGACCCGGCGTTGATGGTGTGTTCGATGCCGGTGAGGATCGATTGGCGGGCGAACACGGTGCGGCCGTCGTCGGTGACATGGCCGCACTGGTAGACGGACGGCAGGAACGGTGACGCGCCGCGGAGCAGGTCGACGACACCGGGACGGGCGGCGTCGAGGACACAGGCCGAGATGAGTGGGGCCAGGTCGAAGTTGCGGGTCCGGAGGAGACGGGTGCCGATCATGTGGATGATTTCGGTGTCGACCGTCTCCAAGTTGTTCTTCACGAAGGTTTCGATGCCGTACTTGTCCTGGTTGGCGAGATCGTTGATCGTGTAGGCGCTTTCACCGCTGCGGCCGTAGTGGACGCGGGACGCGAAGTCGGATCGTTTGAACGTGGTTTCCCACAGGTTGGGGCACACCTCGCCGGGCAGGCCACGGTTGCCGATGGTGCCGTCGGCCTGGTTGGAGCTCGTCTCCCAATCCATGTTCCGGTAGATGAGGTTGCCGGATTCGTCGCCGTAGATGTCGCCGGCCGCCGACGCCGCCGACCGGTCCATCAGCAGCCCGACGCGGCCGCCGAGCGTCGTACCGGCCAGGTCGATGCCGGACACTTCGAACTGGCGGCGATGCGTCGGGAACAGTGCGATGTCGGCGTAACGGGTCATGCGGGCCGTGACGTCTTCGTTGGCGCCGACCGGTGTGGTGACGCTGGGTGCTTCGGCCCGGGCCGCCTGCCCCTTCGCACAGATGGCTGACACGGCGACGACGTCGACACCGAGCGCCGGGTCGTAGGCCGGTTCGGTGGCGTCGATCCAACCCGTCCACAACCAGTCCGGCGGTTCGCCGTCGACGATGACACCGACGCGGATCATGCGGCCGGGTCGCACCGACAACGGCGTCAGGTCAGACGTCGGCGGATAATCCCACAGGCCGTCAGGGTTCTGGATGCGGAGGGTGGCGGTGCCGATGTCGAACGCGTTGGAGCCGCGTTGCCGACCGTAGAACGTGACGGCTTCGATGACGTCGCAGGTGTCGTCGGTCCACAGGGCGTCGTAGCCGGAGTAGGTGGCTTCGGGGAGGGTGTCGTAGTGGGCGTCGTCGTAGAGGGCTTGGCCGGTTTCGACGTCGGCGTCGCCGGCGGCGACTTGCATCACCGGTTTCACCCGTGGCGCCGTGACGATGCGCGGCGTCATAGTTGGCCGAGCCGTTCGAGTTCGCGGACGGAGCCGCGCAGCATTCGCTGTACTTCGTACCGGTTGCCGACCATCGCCGCGTTGACGGCGATGTTGACGTTGGTGGTGCGGTTGCCGCCGACGGGGGTCGCGGTGGACGTCGAGTAGTAGCCGGCCGGGGCGGCGTCCGTCTGTGTCGCGGTGGCGGCCATAGTCGGTCGGCCGCCGCTGTAGTTGTAGTTGCCGCCGGTCGGCACGCCGCCGGTCAACGCCATCTTCGCCGGGATCGCGATCGGCGTGGCGTACTTCATGTTGTAGCGGAGGTTGTCGACGTCCTTGATGAACGGTCCGGTGTTCGCGTGGACGGGGATCAGCAGTTGGCCGCCCAGGGATCGTTCGGCGATGATGCGGGCCTGGATGAAATCGCCGTGGGCGACGGCGGCGCCGATCCGCATCTGTACCGGCTGCGTCAGGGCGTCGATGTACGGGCCCAGGAGTGCGAGCTGGGCTTTCGCCTCCTCGATGCCCATCAGCATGTACATCGTGGTGACGTTCTCAGGGATGTAACCCATTTCGACCATCAACGTGTTCGCGTTGTCGGACGCCTCGTCGAACGACTGGCCGAGTTCCATGAACTGTTGAACGAGCTGGGTGTGGATGCCGGTACCGACGCGGCCCATCTCGGCCCGGAAATCGGAGAGTGACCCGTCGGCGTTCTCGAACGCCGTCTGGACCCGTGGCACGTAGGTGTCGGCGAGTTTGCGGATCGTTTCGATCTGGGCTCGTGCTTCGGGTGTGGCGACCCCGGTCAACAGGCCGTGTTCGGCGATCGATGCGAACGCGTCGTCGAGTGCGGCGGCGTTCTCGATCAGTTCGTCGTTGATGCCGAACCGGGCGGTGTCGAGGAATTCGCGTAGGGCGTCGCCGGCCTCTTCGATACCGGCCGTCCCGTACTCGGCCGAGTTCATCGTGATGGCGGCGCCGGCCGCCGCCTCCTCGAACGCGGCGAGTTGTTCGGCTGCGTCGGCGGCCGCCTCGGTCGTCGCTTCGATATCGGGGACGGCCGTCTTCAACGACTGGTCGAGCTTCTTGACTTCGGCGTCGGTGCCGGCGGTGAACTCGGCGAGTTCTTCTTGTGAGATGACGGCATTGTCGGTGTTCTCTTTGTACGCCTCGAGCCCGTCGGCGGCGTCGCGGGCCGCCTCGGCATGGCCGGTCCAGATGTCCGCCAAGTTTTCGTTGTCGGTTGCGAGGGCGAGTTCCAGCCAGGTGTCTTTCATCGCGTTGAGCTGATCGACGCCGGTCGGGTCGGCCAGCAGGCGGATGAAGTCGTCGTAGTTGAGGCCGAGCTCGGTGAACAGTGGGATCAGGTCGCGCACCTCGGAGCCGATGCCGAGGAATCCGCCGCCGCCGAACAGTCCGGTCGCAAAGTCGAGGTTCCCAGTTTCGAGGACGGTGTCGCGCAGGTGACCGGCGACCGTTTCGCCTTCGCGGAGTGCGTCGGTGAAGTCGTCGACCATCGCCGTGTTGAAAGCGTTCTCGGCTTTGATCGCTCCGATCGCCTGGGTGACGAGTGCGGTGGCGGCGGCCAGGCCGGCCATCGGTCCGGCCACCTTCGCCAGGTTCGACAGTTTGATGTTGCCGTCGACGGCGTACTCGGCGAGCTGGCCGATGCCGACACCGAGTGTGCCGACCACCCCACCCAGTTCGCCCAAGTCTTGGGCGGCGTTGCCGGCAAGGTTCGCCATCACCGACCGGGACTGGTCGGCGGATGATCCGACCTTGTCGAGGCTGGTGCCGACGCCCGTCAACCCGCTGTTGACGGCGTCGAGTTTGATGCCGTCGACCCGTTGGATGACGTCGGCGAACTCCTTCGCCTTCGCTTCGATCTCGTCGAACGTCACCCCCATCTTGCGGAGGTCGCCGACCATCGCCTCGATCCGGGACGAGTCGAACCCGTCACCGAGGTTGGCGCCGATCGCTTTGACCGCCGACGCCGTCCCCTTGACGTCTGACTCGAGGCCATCGAGCTTGCTCGACAGCGTCGACAACGCTTTCGTGCCGGCCGACTCGGCCTCCTCGAACCCGCCACCCAGGCCGCTTTCGATGTCGTCGCCGGCATCTTTGCCGGCGTCGCCGAGCTGCTTGATGTCGCGGGCAGCCTTCGACGTGTCGGCCGAAATCTCGTAGGTGAGTTTCTTGTTCGGCATGGCTACTCGAACACTTCGTCGTAGACGGCGGTGATCTCACGGTCGATCGCAGCGGCGAGCCTGGTGCCGGCCTTCGCCCAGGCGCCATGTCCGCCGACGCCGGGGTGGTTGACGTCGGCGTAGAACATGTCAGCGCCGAGCCGTAGCGCCCTACCCCGACGCGGCTTGATCGGGTGCGGCTTGGCCCCCGACTCCTGGATGGCCCAGGCACCGGACTGGCCCTTCGCCGGGAAGATCTCGACGTTCCACTTGTCGGGCCACGTCGTGATCCGTTCCCGCGCCCCGAGCTGACGGCCGAACATCCGCGGGGCACCCTTGCGGATCGCCTGGGTGCCACCCTTGACGGCAGCCTTCGCGGCCTTCTTGTTCGCGGCGCGCAGATCTTTGATGACGTCGCGGGTCAGCGTGTCGAGCGTCGGCCCTTTCGCGGTGACGGTGATTCCCACACCGGTCAGGCCGCTTCGTCGGTGGTGGACTTCCGGCGGCCACCGGACCGCGACGTCAGTGCGGTGCCGGGCCGTTCGGTGTTCGTCAACCCTTCGATGACGGTGCCGGGGGCCGCCCCGTACCACATGTCGTAACGGCGGCTCAGCGGCAGGGCGCCGATGGTGATGGTCAGGGTGACGTGCCCGGCCCCACCGAAGCTCGAGGCGATGATGCGGCACCGGCCGATCGCGGCCGGCGGCGAATCGGCCCCGGCCAACCCCATGTAGAAGTAGGCCTCCTCGGTGTCGTGGAGGTACAGGTAGGCCTGCAACGACGTGGAGACGTGGGCGTCGGCGACGGCGGTGCCGTTGATCGCGAACGACGTCTGACCGGGGTTGGGGACCGTGGCCGCCGGTTCGCACCAGGTGGCGTCGATCGTCTCGTCGTTCGTGTTCGGTGACGGGTCGATCGTCATCGACTGGATCTGACAGGACCAGGTGGCGTCGGTGTCGGTGTAGGCGGCCAAGGTGACCGCATCGACGTCGAGCCCGCCAGGCGACTGCCAATCGTCGGTGTAGCCGACGGCGGCCGGGTCGATGACCGTCAGGGCGAAGACGCCATCCTCGATCTTGAACTGGGCGGCTGCGGTCATGGTCAGGCTCCGATCGGTACGGGTGGCAAAGTCACGGCTACCGGTGCGTCGGCGTCACACCAGGTAGCCGTGTCCAGCTCGGCGCGAACGTCGAACGTGTAAGCAGGCAGGGACACAGCGGCATCAACGTCGAACGGCTCCCACACCGCGGCGTCCGGATAGAAATGCGACGACCGGGCCACCGCCCGGTACACCTGATCCAACAGGTCGTCGAGCATGGCTTGGGCTGCGTGGTCGGCACCGTCGGCGACGATGCGAACCGAGAACGTCGCGGCCCACGTGAAGTCGTCGGACCATCCGGCGGTGATCCCACCGATGTAGATCCCGGCGTTGGGGCGGGGCATGGCCGGCAGGTAGGGCCGGACCCGGCCGGGCCAGACCGGTTCGAGCGTGGCGGCCAGGTCGGCGCGGGCTTCGGCGGTCGGACTCATCCGATCCCCCACCGCTGTTTAGCGCCACGCATCTTCGCTCTGACTTCGATGAGCGGGTCGAGGCCGGCCGGCCGCATCGAACCGGCCAGCAGCCCGTCGATCGTCGTGGGCGGCGCATCCTTGTCCCGGTACAGAGACACCGTCACCGTCTCGATGGCCGTCTGAAGGGGATACAGGGCCCAATCAGGGGCTTGTACGCCGGCGGGGCGGTCCATCCACTGGTTGATCATCTGACCGGCGACCGGGACCAGCCAGACGATGCGTTGTTCGTCGATGTCACCGTCGCCGAGGCGGAGGATGTCGAGCACGGCCGCCTTCGTCGTGTCGACGTCCCACCATTCGGTGGTGTCGGCAGCCAGGACGTACGTGTCGGTCATGGCTTCAGCCGACGAGGCTGGACCTGTTCTTGCCGGCCCGTTCGGCGGCGAGGACACGGTCTTCGTCGTCGGGGTTCTCGTCGAGGTAGTCGCGGACTTCGTCGACGGTGTGCGCCGACGGATCGAACTCGTCGTCGCCGTCGTCGGTCTGCGGGTCGGGGTCATCGGAGATGATGCCGACCGGGTCGCCGTCGCGGACCACCTGCTGATTCGGCTGCGACCAATACGTGGCGCTCATGGCGTCTTCGTGATCTTGACGATGCCGGTCGGCTCGATGACAACAGCATCGAAGTCACCGGCATAACCGACCTGCACACCCCACACCGACGGCTCGACGACCTGGAGGTTGCCGTACTTGTACTCGAACGTCTTCGCCGCAGCCGTCGAGTAGACGAGGATCGACCCGGCCGCCAGACCGGCCGACATGATCACCGTGAGGCCGGCGATCGAACCGTTCTCGCCGTAGCCGACCGGCAGAGCGAACCCGGTCGAGTAGGCGTTCTGTGGGTTGACCGGCGGGAAGATCGGACCGATCAGGCCGAGCATGTCGGGCGACACCGCGATGATGGTGCGGCCCTGCCCCTTCGTGGCGGCGAACACGGAACCGGCAGCCGTCCAGATCGCCCCGGCCACAGCGGCCGGCGTGGCCGGGCCCGTCGGGATCACCGGGCCGGCGGTCGCCCCGGCGAACAGCACCGTCGCCGCTTCGGCTTCGGTGGCGATCGCGTACTGGTCGGCCAAGTCGCTGATGATCATGTCAAGAATCGACGGGGACGACCGGTTGATGTCCTGCTTCGACACGTTGACGTAGCCGCCGAACGTGTCGGCACCCAACGGCGTCTTCGTGATCGTCATCTTGCGGCTGGCGAGCTCCGTCTTCTCACCGGCCTGCTTGCCGATCTGCGTGTGCTGCGTCACCCTGGCGTACGACCAGGCACCGGAACCCAAGTCGGTCGGGCCGAGCGTCCCGACGATCGGACGGGCCGACGCGACGAAATCGACGAGCGGACCGGCGATCGACTCCGGCAACAGACCGGGGTTGTCGGCCGTCGTCTGGTGGGCGGCGACACGGTGGTAGATGTCGAGACGGTTCGTGGCGTCGTCGTCACCGAGACGCGAGTAGTACAGGTCGGCGACGTAGGCGCCGGCCGTCCGATACTCGACGTTGGCCGCCCGCGGGTCGCGGGCCGTCGCAAATGCCTGATGCAGCTCGGCGGTGCGCCGGCTCGAATCGGCGGCGATGCGGGCCCCTTCACGCAGCGGCTGCATCTGCGTCTCCAGGAACTCCATCCGCTCCTTGCAACGGTTGTAGAACTCCATCTCGCCGGGCTTGATGTCGCGCCCTTCGGACTGGGCGGCCTCGATGACGCCGTCCATCTGGATCTTCTTCTCCTCGAGCTCCGCCTGGTAGCGGGAGAGGACTGCGTCGGTCACGTTCGCCACGTGCGAACCTCCATGTGTCGATCTGGGAAACAAACCTGGTGGGGTCAGCCCGTCGCACACATGTCCACTCGACCGAGCCTCTAGGGCTCTGATCCGCGGAGGCGTCGTCGCTTGAACCGGAAGACTAGCCCGACGGTGTCACAGAGTCCAGCATCACACCGAGCGACGCCAGACGACGCTCCGACAGGATCGCATCCAGCAGAGGCGTCGCCGGCCGCTGACCAGGCTGGTCGGGCCGTTCCCGCACCGCCAACACCTTCGCACCCTGATACGCCGGATCACCCGTCAACGCGATGTGCGCCAGAAACGCCTTCGTGATCCGCCGCCGCGACCGGTCATGCGTGTACTCCTCGCCACCGGGCCGCGGCGCGAACCCGATCGACGCACCCAACAGGCCGTCACCGGCCAACGCCAACACGTCGTTGCCGGCCGCCGTCTCCGAAATCCTGATCTCCGCCCGCAAACCCCGCGGGTCGTCAGGATGAAGACTCTTCACCTTCCCCAACGGCTGCTCGAGGTCGTGGGCCCGGTTCACCCGCACCTCACCCGACGCACCGGCGAACGCACCGGGCGCCACCGTCTCAGTGATCCACCGGCCGTGATGCACCACCTGCGTCTCTTCGTCGTAGGGGACGGCGATCAGCTCGATCATCCGCTTCGGGTGCAGCGTCAGCGTCGAAGCGAACCGGTACTCGAGTTCTGGCGTATCGATCACAGCAACGCTCCTGCATCAATCGGGCCGAGCACCGGCGAAGTAGCGACCGAATACCGCTCGAACTCAGACACCTGCTCCGCAGTCAGCACACCGATCCGGGTGAGGATGTCCCACGTCTGCGCCCGCTCCAACGGCCCCGGCTGGATGTAGGCGTCACGGTTCAACTCGACCCACGTCCCCGACGGCAACAACCGTTCCGACAGGCCACGCATCACCATCTGCGCCTTCGTCCGCAACGACGACCGCCAGTGATAATCAAACAACGAGTTCACGTTGCTGTACGTCATCGAGTTGCCACCAGACGGCAAACCCATCTGATACGGCACCGTCCCCATCAACACCGCGATCCGCGACTCATTCATCTGCGCCAGATCCACCAGACCCATCTGTGCCGGTGACTGCTGCGTCGGGTTGAACTCCACCCCACCCGACAGGACAGCCGGCAAACCCATCGACGACGTCCGCGACATCACCCACTGCTGCTGAAGGCTGTACGACTGCTCCGCCGTCAACTCCTCCGGGTGGGTGATGATGCCGGCCGGCAGGCCGCCACCGGCCACGAAGTTCGACGCGTACCGCGTCAACATCTGCGCCGCCACCAGGCGGGCCCGCCCCACCTCCAACGGCCCCGTCCCCCGAGCCTGCGACGCCGTCGCCCGATAACGCAGGTGGATGATGTCGTCGCGGGGCACCGGCAGGCTCCCAATCGTGTACGACCGATGTCCGTCGCTCGCGATCTCGACGTTCACGAACCACGGCTCGACCACATGGAACCGGGCCGGCCACCCCGTCGCATAGCGGGCAGTGATCAACACGAACGCCTCACCACACCAGAAATCCCAGAACAAGGCGCGGGCGAACTCCTCCCACGAACTGTAGATGTCCGGGTCAGGATTCGACATCCACCCGGCATCCAACGACGGCGCCGCGTTCACCAGATACGCCGGCATCGACGACAACACCCACGTGTTCAAATCGAGACACATCCACGCGATGTCACACAACTCCTCGAGGTGCCCGCCACCACCCCAGGCGGGCATCGCCCACTCGGCCGGCCAACCATTCCACGGCGACGGACGCAACACCGACCGCGGCGACGGCGAACCCGGACCCTCATCGACCAACACGACACCGTCAGGGTCACCAGGCCGATAATCCGGCTCGGCGACACTGGCCGGCGGCACACCGGCCGGGTTGCCGTTCGGCGTCACCGGAGGTCGAAGAGCACGCTGCTCGACCGCGTCCGGCTTCACCTGTTTCGCCACGGCTTACAGGTTCTCACCTGACCGTTGCATTTGCAACGACCAGGTGCTAATGGATCGACGGCGACGGGGCCCGCACCACAGCAGCCAACACCGCCCACGACACCGCCCGCACCAAATCCGACCGAACACCGGCCACCACCGCCAACCCGCCAGCCACCTCACGCACACGCACCGCATCCAACTGCGCCGCCAACTCAGGCGTCTCGTCATGAACCAGACGACCGAACACCGACCGCAACAACGGCAACCCGATCCGCGTCTCCGTCGACCCGGCCCGCTGCACCACCGCACGAGTCGCAATCGACGCACCAACAATCACCCGCCCCGGCGCATCAACCGACACAACCAACGCCCGCGCCTGCTCCAACGCCACATCACGAGACTCGACCAACCAGCCGTCAACCTCGATCATCCCGTCATCGAGCTCGGCCACCGCCGCAACCGCAGCCCCATCACCAAAGTTGTCCTCCACCGCCACCCACAACCGCACCGGCCGCGCCAACCCAGGCCGCCCCAACCCCAGCCACGCACCCCGCGGCACCAGACGATCACCACGACCACCAAACAACACCTTCGGCGGCCAAATATTCAACACCTGCGCCCGAGCCGACGCCACCGGATCCGCCCCCGAATCATCGTCATCCTCACCCCGAAGAATCCGATCGATCCGCTCCTGAATCTGAGCAGCCCGCCCCTCATGCCAATACGGCGACGCCTGCCGCCACGCCCCCTCATCATCAAGAGCACAATCCCGCGGCGCCGACCACTCGACAATCAACGTCCGACGCGGAATCGCCAGATGCTCCAACGCCTGATTCCGTCGAGCCGGGAACAACGCCGTCGTCCGCGGATGCGACGTCGAAGCCAACTTCAACTGCGGCGAAACCCGCTCCAACATCGTCGGCTCCAACCCGTCATCAATCACATCAGGCGTAATCCCCCACGCCTCATCAGCCAACACCGCCGAACCGCTGTAGCCATACACCGACCCCTTGCCCCGCACAATCCAACGACCCGACCCAGGAACCGTGATCTCCTCGTTCCCGTTCTGCTCACGCACCGGATACCCGCGCTCCTTCGCCCACGCCCGCGCCAACGCCTGAACCTCCTTGCACACCGGCAAGTCCTTGCCCGTATGCACCACCGTCTGCAACTCACCCCACCGCGGCGCCTGATGGATACGCCACGTCGCCGCCGCCCGCAACTCCGTGCTCTTACCCACCTGACGCGCCGTCGTCAACAACATCGCCAACCAACACAACCAGCCACGGCCGTCATGCTCGAGCTCACGGGTCAACGCCAACTGCTGCCACCACCGCAACTCCACACCCATCTCGTCACGCACCCACTCGATCGCCTCAGCCCCAAACGACCCAACCGCCGACGGATGCGGAGCAGTCATCAACCGCGGCCACGTCGCCGACGACGGCACATCCCGCAACCCATCAAGCCACGGCACATCCCACACCGGATCGCCGGCCCCGAACCCGTCCGGCTCGACCGCCAACACCGGCGAATCCACAGCGAGCCCCTTCGCCACCGCCGAGATCAACCCGCCCTGCCGGCGGGCACACTTCGCACACGACGGCACCAGGACACAGCACCCAGACCCCTCGATGTGTCGATGCATCGCCAACGGCGGCTGGTGATCGGCTTCGGTCGCCGGACTACCGCACCGGCAGCGACGAGCTCCAGCCAGGACGCGGCCCCTTGCCCCTTGGTAGACCGGGCCGTAGGGAGAGCCAGAACGCGGCATCAGAGCCCAAGGCTACGCAGCGGCGCCGAACTCATCCGAGCACGGCCGAGTTGGGGGGGTATCGGGCCAGGA